CTGACCGGCGAGTAGTTTTGACAATTGTTGTTTTTTCAATTGTTGGGATTATCCGCCGTTTTTCGTTGGATTCCTGACCAGTCAGAGGAGTCCAAAAATGGATATCAAAAAGATTCAGGCATCGATCAGCGATGTCGAAAAAGAACTGAAAGCATTTGGTGAGGTGGAATCACCAAGCGATGAGCAAGTCACGGAAGTTGAAGCCAAAGTTTCTGAGCTTGAGAAGCTTCAAGCCAATCTGGCCAACGCTGAAACGATTGCAAAGTCAGAGCAGCTCAACGAAAAGATCTCAGCATTGCTTGCAAAGCAAAACACTGGCGGACAATTGGAAGCGTCAACACCTGTTGATAATTCAATCAAGATTCCAGCATCAGCCAAGCCACGTCGATCATTGAAAGCATTTGGCAACGATCACGAATCGCTCGAGGCTGCTTACATTTCAGGCCGATCAATTGCGGCTGGGTTATTCAACCACTCAAAATCAAAAGAGTGGTTGAAGGATCATGGAATTCAAAACACTACGCTTTACGAAGGTGAAGACCAAAAAGGCGGTATCTTTGTGCCGACCGAAATGGAACTTGCCATCATTCGCTTGGTTGAGTCTTACGGTGTTTTCCGGCGGTTTGCTAGGACCGCACCAATGAATTCTGATCGCAAGGTCGTTCCAGTTCGCACAGGTGGATTGACTGCCTATGCAATTGGCGAAACTTCACCAAGCAATGAAGGTTCGAATTCTGGAACTCGCACATCACCAACTTACAACCCGATCGAGTTGGTCGCACGTAAGTGGAAAGCATGGCTTAAGATGAGCGATGAGGTGAATGAGGATTCAATGATTCAGCTTGCTGATGAAGTGAGTCGTGAAATGGCTTTGGCGTTCTCATATGCTGAAGATAATGCCGGATTCAATGGTGATGGAACGTCAACCTATAACGGAGTCAATGGAGCGTTGAACGTTCTGGCGGCTGGATCCAAATACACGATGACGGCTGCGGCTGGTAATCTTGCATTTGCTGATCTTACCTTGACTGATTTTGAATCGGTCATTGGCAAGACTCCACACTATGAAAACTTCATGCCAGCGTGGTTCATTTCAAAGGCTGGTTACTATGCCTCGATGGACAATCTCAAGAATGCTTCAGGTGGTAACACATCACGTGAGCTTGAGTCTGGAAATGGCTTGCAGTTCCTTGGCTATCCAGTTGTGTGGACGCAAGTGCTACCAACTACGATTGCTGATACTGCCAGCACCACGTTGGCTTACTTTGGTGATCTAAACATGGCAGCGTTGTTTGGTGATCGTCGTGGAATGTCGATGAGTGTATCTGATCAACGATATTGGGATGAAGACCAGATCGCTGTCAAAGGTACTGAGCGATTTGACATCAACATTCACTCAGCAGGAACGGCAACCGAAGCTGGTGCATTGATCGCAATCAACACCCCAGCAAGCTAGTCCATAGATTTTTGACTTGAAAAGTGGACCGGTCCACTTTTCCAAACAAACAAAAAAAAGGTGATAAAATGAATGAACTACAACATGCAAAATTTAGGGCTTGCATTCCGCCAGCCGCTATTCTGGATGATGCTTCAGCAACGTCAGTTGAGATTGATACTCTTGGTGCTGATTACCTAACGGTTGTTGTCACTCTTGGTGCAACTGATATTGCAATGGCTGCATTGAAGTTAACCCAATCAGACACGGCTGGATCAGGTCATGCTGATTTGAGTGGTGCTGACTTTGATGGTGGAACAGATACCAAAGGTGGAACGTTAGCACTTCCAAGTGCAACTGACGACAATCAAGTTTGCGTTTTCCAAGTCAACTTGCTTGGCCGAAAACGGTACTTTGATATCGTTGCGACTGCTGGTGATGGTGCTGCTGGATCGTTTATCTCAGCAACCGCGATTCTATCAAAGAATCACGCACCAACATTAACTGACACTACCTATGCAGATGGCGGCGTTTGCCGAGTTTAATATGTATGAGCTTTCAATCACTTCCGAACCAGCAAGCGAACCGATCACCTTAACGGAGCTAAAAGCTCATCTGAGGGTTGATGGTGTGCTTGATGATACTGAGCTTGGTGACAAGCTAACAGAGGCTCGGAAGTCGATTGAACAGCTTACGAATAGGGCGTTCTTTACTCAGACAAGAACGCTCTCATTTAACCGATTCGATCACACAACAAGCCGCATCTATCTGCCCGGTGCGCCTGTTGCGTCGATCACGTCGTTGACTTATTACGACTTAAACGGAACGCAGCAAACGTGGGATTCTGGCAACTATAGTCTTGTTGTTGGTCAACCTAGTTGGCTGCAATTGGACTACAATGTTGACTGGCCAGATCATCGCTCGGTGCGTGATCGCATAGTGATCACGTATGTCTGTGGAGAATCGGATGTTGCTGATATCGATGCTCGAGTCAAGTCAGCTTGCAAGTTGCACGTTGAATTGAATTACGATCGAGAGGAATTGAGAGACAAGGCAGCGGATCGAATTCAAAATGGTTTTGATTCATTGATCACACAATTGCGAATCGGTGATGAGTTCCAGTGCTATGCCTAATTTTCATCAGCAAGTTGTTTTCAAATCGCCTAGTACAAGCGTTGACAGTTATGGTCAGGAGACTGGAGCAGAGACGACTGAAGCGACCAAGCGTGCAACAGTGCGACAGATGAGCGGTCGTGAGCTTGCTGCGGCTTCTCAATTGTATTCTGATGCAAGTTGGAAAGTGATCTGCCGATATGATCCTGATTTGATGGATTCTTTGACATGGACAATCACCTATGGTTCAAAGGTATTTGAAATTGGGAATGCAAACAACGTTGACCAACGCAACCGAATGATTGAGTTTATTTGCAGTGAGGTTACTGATGGCTAAACCGATTATTGTGATGACTGGTCAAAAAGAACTTGACAGGGCAATAAACTCATTGCCAATTGAAAACAAAACACGCAAGCGGGTGATTGTTCAAGCTGCAAGGGAATCATTAAAACAAAGGGTTCTGAAACAAGCACGAAGCAAGACACCAAAGAGGACAGGTTTACTTCAAAAGAACATCAAGGTCAAATCAATCACAAGGAGCAGGGAGTTTATTGGCGCAAAGGTATCTGCTGGAATGCCAACAAAAGGCGAGAACAGTGGCAAGGCTTTTTATGGTGCTTTCTTGCTTTGGGGCACTAAGACAAGAACAACTAAGTCTGGGGCCAACCGTGGAACAGTCAAGGCAAACCCTTGGCTCTACACTGTTGTTGCAAGACGCCGCAACATCACAATGAAAGATTATTCAAGGCGAATAAAGCAAAACATTATTAAAGCAGCACAAGGCAAAAAAATATAATGGCAAACATAACAGAAAACTTGCTTGCTGTTTTGCTTGCTGATGCTGGTGTTAGTGCAATCACAACCAACGTCCACGTCAACAACGTTCCAGATAGTAAAAGCAAACCATACGTTTGGCTACAGATGGTCGATGAAGATCACGAACTCAATCTATCTGAAGCGGCTGGTGTGGTCACCACAAGCTTCATATGTGAGGCAACGAGCGTTTCGTTGACAATCACTAAGAATTTAGCGGCAGCAATCAAGACGGCACTACACGCGAAAACAGGATCATTTGGTGATCAGAACATCGCGTTTGCTGATATCATGAACAAAGATGATAACTACGAATCACGGCAGGATTTTGGTGACTCTCAGGATCTGCATGTTACAGGTTTAGATATTGAAATAGGAGTAGATTCAAGATGAGTGGATATTTTGGAAACGCAGTTACTGCAACGCTTGATGGTGCTGCAATTGGTCAATTGAAAACAATGCAGTTGCCCGAAGTCAATTTTGATACAGAGGATTTCACCGGTCTTGGTGACACTCACGAAGATCTTTACATGGTGCCTATCCAAAGTGCAACAGAATTTGAGATGACGTTTGCGCTCGATGAATCAGTCGCAGCACATCGAACGATTGAGGCTTTGGCTGGATCAAATACGGGCGTGAATCTTGTGATCACTTTTCCTTGGGCGACAAATAACACATACACGCAGAGCGTTGTGGTTAAAGTGTTGGGTGCTGCTGATATCGAGCCAAAGGGTGAGATCATCAGAACGATTACATTTTTGACAAAAGCAGCGGGCGTTTGGTCAACAGTTTAATTTTTAAGAATGGGGAAGCAATGAGTTTACTTGATTTCAAGTCGAAATTCGGACCAACAAAAGTTGAAGTCGAAGGGCAGGCATTTTATGTGTCTGTCTTGTCGGCACTTGAAAAAGATCGTTTCGATTTACAGTATGCTGTATTTCGAGGCGAAGGCGGCGGTGTTGGTCTTCGTGGATTTCTTACGGCGTTTTGTCTTTGCAACAAGGATGGCAAAAAAGACTTCAACAGCGGTAACGGCAAAGAACCATCAAAGGAATTTCTTGATGCGGTGCAAACGATTGGACAACTTCCAGTCACGGTTGTTGAGCCGATATTTGAGGCTGCTTGTGAGGTCAATGGATTCAACACGAACGACGAGGGCAGTGCAAAAAACTAAGGCAAGATGCTGGCCGGCGATGGCAGTGGCGGCGCGCTATTGAGTGCGGCAAAACTCGCGAGGATTGGTTAGCATCGATGACTGCGAAGGAATACGCAGAACTCACAGAACTGGCTGCGATTGAGCCAGTTGGAAATGATGCGTTGATTTATCAGATGGCAATCACAGCTCAAGCGTTTAGCGGCGGCAAGCTCGATGGCTATCTTGTGCTGTACAATAAAAAAGAAATGACACCAGAGGAAATCGCGAAGGCGTTAGGATATCACAATGGCAACAATCGCGAATCTTGACGTTGTACTGAAAGCCCATACTTCCAACTACAACCGGAAGATGAAAAAGGCTGGCCAGAATACACTTGGCTTCTCCAAGAATTTCAAGTCAGCGGCAGCGATTTCTGGAATGGTTGTTGGTGCGATGGCGACTGCGGGGCTTGCTGTCAATCGAGTGATCCAAGACTTTGCAGCATTAGCCGACGAGATTGGCAAAGCAGCAAAACGTGCCCAGATTTCAACAGATGATTTTCAATCGTTGGGCTATGCTATGGAGCAGTCTGGCGGCAACACCAAGCAACTAGAAACGGCGTTCAAAACTGTTGCCGCGCAACTTTATGAATTGGAAAGGGGATCAACTACGGCGGCAGATTTGTTTGACGCGGTTGGTCTTTCACTGGAAGATTTAGCAGGTCTTTCTGTTGATGAACAATTTCGAAAGATTGCCAAAGGGTTGTTGAACATTACCGACTTGCAAAAACGCGCAGCCGTTGCACAAAGGATTTTTGGCCGGTCTGGAACGTCTTTATTGCCTCTGCTTGGGAACATGAATGAGCTTGAGAAACGATTCAAGCGGCTGGGCTTTACGATAGACTTGGAAGCGATTGCAGCCGGTGAAAAATTAACAGACATGAACAACGAATTGAATTTAAGTTTCAAAAAGTTATCGTCCGAATTTGTGCGTGAGATGCTTCCGGCAATCATTATTATCACGACTGCATTTCGTGACTTGAACCGGACGATGACCAACGTTTTAAGTACGAGTCGTTCTATTTTGGAAAGTGGTTTTCTCAAACAGATTCCGGTTGTTGGTAGTTTCTTAGCAGGTGCTTCCAGAGGACTAGGTGCAGCCGCAGAGGCGATGGCAGGCGGGAGGCTGGACGAGTTGAAAGATCGTATTCCAGAGATGCCAGATATCGACCAGCCAGAGAGAAAAAAGATTGATCCGGAATTTGATTCCATCATTCAAAATCTTGACAGGCAGATCGCTTCCCAACGTGAAGTGGTCCGAGCATTACAGGAACAAAACAACCGGCTTGCTCCATTGCCTCAAGCATTGCAAAAAGGAACCACAGCACAATTGTCGTTTGTTGCCCAGTTACAGCGAGACAAGCAGCAGGCGAAGATTGACGCGAGGGAGAAAAAGAAAATTGACTTACAGCAAAAACAATTGAAAGAGCTTGAAGAGTTGCGACGGCTTCGAGAAAAAGAAATCGGAATTGAGAACGAGGTCAACATTGTATGAGCATTAGTTTCATTAAAGAGCTGCCAAACCGAGGCGGAACAGTTGGCGAAGATTCATCGCGAACTTATATTTTTGAATCAGATAACGGGCTGGATTCAGAGTACGAAGTTTACCGAAACCGCAATTGCCCAAAGATTGGCAGTCAGCATCCAAACCGCCGATTCAGTTTGTTTTATCTCAAGCGTGGCGACTTAAAGATCACGCAAGGTACTGGCAAACTTTATCGATACTGGACCGTTGAGGCGGAGTACAAACAACTCGAATCGGACGAGGAACCACCAGAGGAGGAAAAAGACTTTGCCCAGCCAAAGGAGAAAGACGAGGAGCAATTTGAAAAACCTGATTTCAATCCTTCACTGACGGTTGAATTTGAAGACTATACAGCACCGTTAGAATTTGCCGCGAGCGACACGCCAGCAACGTCTAGCAATTGGGATATTGCCGAACCAAACGGAGGAGCTGGAGCCTATGGAATTGTCAATTCAGCACTTGAGAAATACAATCCGCCGCCGGAAATTTTTAAACAGAATGCAGTTATTCGCGTGACTCGAAATCTTGCTTTGACTTCCAGCCTTTGGGAAAAAGCACTCGCCAGAAGAAACACAATCAACACAGATCGATTTATTTGGCGGAGGGGCAAAGC